TCAGAATACCTAGCGGAAAATCCTGCTGTTGGTGATGTGTTTGAATTAGAAATTGCCAGAGAAGAAATCATGCTAGAAAGTTATGTAGTTGACATTGTAGAAGACGGTATTGTAATCCAAGCAGACGACACAATGATGAGAATTTTAACGCATGTTGGATATTTAACAGAAAATTCAAACATGCCCACTGCACAAGATTCAACCAGTCCTATCAATGGCGATGAGAATATCGAAGAAGATGTTTATCACGATGTTAAGTTTGAAACATCTCCAGACAACGACTTAGAAGAGAGTATGACAAGCGATAGTTCTGTAGCAAATGCAATCGTGCGCCGCATCATGAGTCAGTATCCTGGTGTGTTGACCACTCATGGTCCTGAACGGGTGATGCAAGCTGCCCAGGAAGTTGCTGATTGGGTAGGCGAGGTTGACGAAATTGGTAGCAGTGATGTTAGCGGGTGGACCCGTGATGCTATTAGAGCTTTAGCTGAATTACCAGATGAGCCAATGGATGTAGGCGATCGCCTAGACGAAGCTGAATATCGTGGTCGCAATGTTCCCCTTGGTAAGAAGATGGCAGGCGATGTTAAAAAGAGCAAAGTGTATGTAAAAGGACCCAAAGGTAATGTGGTTAAAGTTAATTTTGGTGATCCTAACATGAAGATCAAAAAGTCAAATCCTGCTCGTCGTAAGAGTTTCAGAGCTAGACACAATTGTGATAATCCAGGACCAAGATGGAAAGCAAGATACTGGTCATGCAGATCGTGGTAACCAAGGACAATCATGGACCCAAGATTTTTTAGACAATATTTAGATATATTAAACGAAGGCCCACCTCCTGGTATAGGGCCTAATGCTTCTATTAAATCTACTACACCAGCGCCTGTTAATGTACCACAAGGTTGGGAAGCCAAAACGCAAGCAGATGGTAGCACTCGTGTATCTAAGATAGGCAGCATGTCGAGAGAGCAGTATAAAAAAAACATGGCCGATTACGCTGCCAAATACGATAGTCCTGAATACATGAAATATCATCAAGATAAAATGGCATCCGGGGGTTTTAGCGATGAAGAAAAGCTAGCAAATTATAAAGAACAAGAAAAGTATTTTGGTCGCGGAGATCCTGCAATACTTGATACCTTAAAGCAACAACCAGCACAAAAACCCTCTGTTGGTAATGGCGCTGTTTTTGAAGTCAACGAAGGCCCAGCTGCAGGACCTGCAGCAAAACAGGTGCCACAAGGATCAATGTCTAATATGCCTGGAGCTAAAGCATATTCTGATGCTGCTGATCCAATGGCTGCTACTAATGCACAATATCAACAGAATATGCAGAATATTCAAGGAGAAAAAGACAAACGCTTTCAGGATCATATGGCTGCAAGAGATGCAGCTACACAAAAATATGGTAGTGTTACCAAAGCATTAAGTTCCGGAGAAGTTGATGCTCTGGGACCAAGTGGCGATCCGTTACAAAGATCAAGCGTTTTAACAACCGACTTAAAACAAAAAGAAAGACAAGCAGGTCAAGAGTATACAGCAGCTAACCGTGAAAAAACAGGCGGCGGACATTGGCAGTATGACAAAAAAACTGTTGACAGCGAGATGGGACCAATAACACAAACAACTGCAACACGTATTGCAACTCCAACTAAAGGTGAAGTAATCAGGCAAGGGTTACAAGGTGGTGGTTCATTGTACAATAGACATTCAGGTCTAGCAGACCCCAATCAACCAGCTGCTCCTCAAGTTAATCAACTCACAAAAGGACTAGCCCCAAGTCAATTGCCTGTGCAAGAAGATGAACTGGTAAGATTACGAGAATTATTAAAAAGATAAATGAGCGATCCGCGATTCTTCCGTAAATATTTAGATATTCTTGACGAACAACCTGTCACTGCAAACATTGATGACTACACAAGTCTGACCGTTGACCCTGCTGCAAAAAATCTTTCAATGCAAACCAAGATTGGAGACTTGGATCTCAAAGCAGCACATGATTTAAAAGCACATGCTGGTACAATGTCAGCTGATCTTCAAGTGGATCCTAACTTAAAGATTGGCGGCACGCACACTCAAGCAGGCTATCAAGGACAAATGACTCCTACCACTCAAATGAAAGCCAACTACAACAATCCCGAAGTTGGTAAAGTTGATCTACAATTAGATAAGGGTGCAATGTTCCAAGGTGCAGGAAAAAATGTTCAGCAAGGAAATCCCGCTATCGTAACTGGCAAAGTCACAAACCCACAAGGCCAAACAGCCACTTACAATACAAACAGAAACTTATAAGGAAAATCAATGAAACAATTATTAGCAGTTCTATTATTAGTACCAGCGTTAGCGTTTGCACAAAAACAACCCCAAGGTGTTACATATGATGCACAAATTCTAAATGTCACTGATGGTGATACTGTTGTGATCGCTGCACCGTTTTTACCCGCACCTCTCAAGCCTCAATTGGCAGTTAGAGTATTCGGAGTTGATACTCCAGAAAAAGGACATCGTGCTATGTGTCCAAGCGAAGCACAGCGCGGCGAGCAGGCTTCAGCATTTACCAAAAATGCTGTAGCCAAATCAGTCAAGCGTCAAGTTGTTCTATACGGTTGGGACAAGTTTGGCGGTCGTGTGTTAGGCGATATGATATTGGACGGACAAAGTCTACGTGCCATGTTGATTGCAAATGGGTTTGCAAGAGAATATTACGGTGACGCCAAAAAATCATGGTGCAATTGATAGGACCCGACAATCCAGACGATGATCGTCCGGTGATTCCGTACAGCGAGCATTAATGAAATGGGTTTTTATATTAATGGTTTTTGTAGTCGATGATGGTGTTTGGCGCGAGTGGAATAGTTATCCTACGCTTGGTGCATGCGAAGAAATAATATCAGTGATAAAATATCACAGAGAAGAAAAAATTAAAGCCTATTGTTTGGCCAGGCAAGTAGATGAATGATATTGAACAATTACGAGTATTAGCTGGTATTAGTAACCGTGCAGTGATGCAGGAGTACAAAGGCTTTCCGGGTAGTAATATCTCTGTTACCGGAAATGAAAAAGGCGAACTCATGAAAAAACATGACATTCGCCCCGGTACTGATGCTTGGTTTAAACTTTGGTTCAGCAAGCCATATTTAACTGGTGAACGGCCAATATGAGAGTCTTAGTTGATCAACTTTATGCTCATGTTGTTCCGTCAAATTTAACATACGATTTTTTAGATCAAAAGATAGATATTGATTCTTTAAATTATCAAAGTAATAAAGTAAACATAGTTGATCTATCACAGAATTGTCTTACTGAACTTGATAAACAAGCTTATCATAAGTTTTTGCAAACTTCCGATTCAGTAATAATTTTACATCCTGACCCAAGAATACACGACGAATCAGTAATTTATTATCCGTTCTGGCAAATTTATGGAATGCGTGAATGGGAAAGAAATAATTTCACTTATTCAAGAAATTGTATAATGAGTTGTCTTAACGGGAATCCGCACGAACATCGGTGGTATATTTACAGAAATTTAATAAAAATGGATTACAATGATGTTATGTATTCATTTCATAATAATTCTCATTACGATTTAAATTATACCAATTGCGGATCAGAACTATCTCATTATTTCCAACAAGAAAAACATAGTTTTCCGGAACGATCCAGTAATGATTTATCAATATCTCACGACGCCTATAAAAAATCTTTTGTAAATCTTGTTACAGAAACATCAATTGAGGACAACTTGTTTATAAGTGAAAAAACATGGAAACCAATTGCAAGCGGCCAGTTCTTTATAATTGCAGGCCCAAAGGGAATTATAAAATATTTACGCGAAACAGGAATAGATGTCTATGACGATATAGTTGATCACAGCTATGACACGATTGCAGATTGGAGAATTAGAATGGACGCGGTACTCCAATCTGTTAATAAGTTAATCAATCAAGATCTAAATATGCTGTTTGCACAAACTTCGGCACGTAGAAAACAAAATGTTGAACATTTTTTTTCGGGTAGTATAGCACAACCCTATTTAGAAAAATTAGAAAAACTAATTAACTCTAAGCTGCCGCAGCATCTCTACCCAAATACTGATTCCATTTAGGATCTTTTACTCTAAATGGACTGTTTTTCCATGCCGCCGCTAATGCCCAATAATCCGGGCGATATGGTTTGCGAACAGGTTTCATAAAATTTTTGTCAGCTTTTTTAAAATTACAGGCTTTGCAACTGGTTACACAATTGGTCCATTCAGTTTTGCCACCTTGACTTATAGGGGTAACGTGATCAATCGTAAGATCTTGGAAATCGAATGTATCTTCACAATACTGGCACTGATAAAGGTCGCGTAGATACATGTTGTATCTTGTGAAGTTGACCTTGCGTTTAAAATTGAAATATTCACGAGTGATAGCAACACTGGGCACATTGATAGCAAGCTTTTCGCTCCTTATAATCCAGTCTGGGTATGTTTCAATCACCTGAATTCTACCCAGATACATGAGCTTGACAGCATGTTGCCAGTGGATAACACTTAGCGGGAGTACACTAATTGGAGTGTAATCTTTATTCAAAAGTAAAGTATGTGACATAAGTAATTTATATGAAAACCAATGATACAACTATTATAAAGAGTCCGTACCAAAAGGTCAACTTTTCTGAGGATCAAATTGTAGAGTTTATGCGATGTGCTGATCCTGAATCGGGACCAGAATACTTTATGAGCAACTATTTCTACATTCAGCACCCGGTTCGGGGAAAAATGCTATATCAACCTTTTGAGTATCAACGGAAACTTATAGATACTTATCACAATAATAGATTTAGCATCAGCCTGATGCCTCGACAAACCGGCAAAACCACAAGTGCCGCAGGATACTTGCTTTGGTTTGCTATGTTTAGACCAGATTCAACCATATTAATTGCAGCACACAAGTATACCGGTGCCCAAGAAATCATGCAACGTGTTCGTTATGCCTACGAACTATGTCCAGACTGGATCAGGGCAGGTGTTACCAGTTACAATAAAGGTAGCATTGATTTTGAAAACGGAAGTCGTATTGTAAGTCAAACAACTACCGAAACAACTGGTCGTGGTATGAGTATTACCTTGTTATACTGCGACGAGTTTGCGTTTGTACGCCCTACTATAGCTAAAGAGTTTTGGACTTCAATATCACCAACACTCAGCACTGGAGGTAAAGCAATTATTACCAGTACACCTAATAGTGATGAAGATCAATTTGCGTTTATATGGAAACAGGCAAATAAAACCATTGATGAGTTTGGAAATCCACGAACAGATGGCTTGGGCGTAAATGGATTTAAAGGATATCAGGCCAGCTGGTGGGAGCATCCAGATAGAGACCAACAATGGAAACAAGAAGAGATTGGTCGAATTGGGGAAGAACGTTTCAGACGCGAGCACGGGTGTGAGTTTTTGATCTATGACGAAACCTTGATTAACTCAATTAAACTGTCAGAACTGGTGAGTAAAGAGCCGCTTGAATTACAAGGACAAGTAAGGTGGTTTCAAAAACCGCAGAGAAACAAAACATATGTGATTGGACTTGATCCCAGTTTAGGAACAGGAGGCGACTATGCAGCAATTGAAGTTTTTGAATTGCCTACGATGGTACAAGTGGCCGAGTGGCAGCACAACAAGACACCTGTGCAAAGACAAATCGCTATTCTTAAAGAAATTTGTGAGTACATATACGATACCGTTGGTACTACCAATGACATATACTATAGTGTAGAGAATAACACCTTAGGTGAAGCAGCCTTGGTAGTTATAGCAGAATTTGGCGAAGAAAATATTAAAGGAACATTTTTAAGCCAACCTATAAAAGCCGGGCAAGCAAGACTTCATAGAAAAGGATTTACAACTACAAATAAAACAAAATTAGCAGTATGCGCTAAATTGAAAAATTTAATTGAAAACAACAAAATGACACTGAACAGTAAAAATTTAATTAGCGAGCTAAAAACATTTGTAGCCAGTGGCGCAGGATTTGCAGCCAAAATTGGAGAAACGGACGATTTGGTATCAAGCACTTTATTGGTACTTAGAGTAATACAGGCTTTGCAAAGTTTTGATGCAGAGCTTGATGAAAAATTACGTGACAAAACTGATGACTACTTGGCACCAATGCCATTTATATTGGTATGAAAATAACTGCTGTCGATGACAAAAAAGATTTATTTCTTGTAGAAGATATCTTACCTGACAATATAATCGGCGCGATACAACAATTGGATCTTGATAGTTTGGATTGGGAATTACAATCTGGGCAAGAAGTATGGAAAAGAAAGAAGCTGATTCCGCCCGCGTCATGTGTTTTAAACGACGTAGATCCCTATTTAAATTCAGTGCGATTGCAAATAGCTGACACGATTGGAATAGAATTAGTAGAATATGATTGTTGGAGCAGTTTCTGGTATGATACAGAAGGTTTTACCACAGATATTCATTTAGATGGTACTTTGCCAAATGCTATGCAGCTATATTTAAAAAACGGTCCTGAAAATTTTGGAACAGTATTTTATTACAATAATAGCGTGCCGTGGAAAGTAAGGTATAAATTTAAATACAAACCAAATACAGGGTATATAATGTTAAACAATCCTGATCAATGGCATGCTGTGCCTGTGGTTCTGGCAGCAGGACAATCCAGGTTTAGCAGTTACACTTACTTTGGTAACTATAGCCATAAATAATACATTATGCGTGAATTAGATAAAATATCAGCTGCTTTATTTGACAAAATACGTGCTCGTTTTGATCATGTGAATATTGGCGACGAAAATGCCCAAAGAGTTACAGACCCAGAAAAAGCAAGATTTCTAAATTTTGATTACATCAGCGAAGATGGTGAGAATTTTGGTAATGTTACTATCAGTCTAATAGATGAAGACAGTTTAAAAATCTACTTTGGCGCAAATATTACCGAAGCACTGGACGAAGAACAAGAAACAGAATGGTATAAATTTTTGCGTGGGCTCCGCGAGTTTGCAAGACGTAACATGTTGAATTTTGATGTTAGGGATATTAATCGTAGTAATTTAGATCTTAAAGACATTAAACAACAGAGTGTATCAGACGCCACTTACGATAAAGAAGAATTGGCCATTGCCGAAGGAAGATTGTACGGACACGGCAATAACCGCAGAGTAAGTTTTGGTGATGTAGGCGAACACAAACTTATTATCAAGCACAGAGATCAAATTGATCCAGAACGGCACGGTGCAAGAGCCAGACAAATAGAACATGTGTTCATCGAAACTCCAGTTGGAGAAAGATTCCTATTAGATCATACCAATTTACATGGTGCCAGAGCTACAGCCAATCATTTACGCCACGGTGGTAACATTGGCGACGAAGGTAGTCAATTAATTAACGAAATGGTCAAAGAAATGGCCAGCATGCGCCATTTTGTGCGTTCGATGAAAAATAGAACATTTGAAGATGCTGAAACTTCGGGCATGGTGGAAGCAGCCATTTATCGCTACAACGAAGTTAAAAATAATTTGAAACGTTTTCAAGGTCGAAAAGGCCATGAATTACTAATAGACATGTGTGATCGCCGTTACAATGACATGGACGAAACAGTGGATGTAGACTCATTGCGCGAGCGTTTTGTGAAGAAAATTTACGATGATAGGTTCAACGAAGCACTACCATATGTTTATCGTGCATACAAAAACAAACAAAAAATGGACACACCAATGACAGTGGAATTTGAGTCTTGGGCAAATGAAATTACTGAACAGACTTGGGACGAGGATAATGACGATAGAGATGAACAAGATTTAACAGTGCTCATGCAAACTCCTATCGCAGTAGGTGTAGATGCATCAGATGGTATAGCTGCTATTTCTAACATCAATTTTTTACAAGACGATGAATTAAAACAAGCACTATTAAAATTGAGTCAGGTTCAAGGTCCAGATGCTGATGCAAGACGTACAATAGTTGGCTGGCTGGCTGCAAATGGAGAAACTGCATTAGCGAACCAATTTATGCAAGTACTACAACAACAAAATACTAACACACAGCCAGCACCACAGCAACCGGTTCCACCACCTCAACCAGTAGGCGCAACCACAATGGATCAACCGGTAGTACAAGAAGATTTAGGATTTTTACGCAAGTTGGCAGGTTTGGTTAAAAAATAATAAATTTATTATTGACTTGCTAAATACAATTGTTATACAATTGCACGGTGCAGTTGTATATCCAGGCACAAACATTATGGCATTTTATAAGGAGAAACATTATGGCCACATCTTTAGCAGAAATTCGCGCTAAACTTCAAGCGCAAGAGAACCGTTCGCAAGGCGGACAATCACAAGGCGACAACGCCATCTATGCACACTGGAACATTCCAGAAGGCTCAAGTGCAAAAATTCGATTCCTACCCGACGCCAACACACAGAACTCATTCTTCTGGGTTGAGCGACTGATGATTCGCTTGCCGTTTGCAGGCATCAAAGGACAATCAGATTCAAAACCAGTTGTGGTACAGGTACCTTGCGTAGAAATGTATGGTGACGCCTGTCCTATTTTGGCAGAAGTACGTACTTGGTTCAAGGACCCGGGACTTGAAGAAATGGGTCGTAAGTACTGGAAAAAGAAAAGTTACTTGTTCCAAGGCTTTGTAAGAGAAAATCCATTGGCGGATGACAAAACACCTGAGAATCCTATTCGTAGATTCGTTATTAGTCCCCAGATCTTTAATTTAATCAAGGCTGCACTTATGGACCCAGAATTAGAAAGCATGCCAACTGATTACACCGCTGGTTTGGATTTTACTGTGACAAAAACTTCTAAGGGCGGCTATGCAGATTACAGCACCAGTAAGTGGAGCCGCAAAGAGACTGCGCTGAACGCACAAGAACAAGGTGCAATTGACAGCTTTGGTCTTTATAACCTAAGTGACTTCTTACCCAAGCGTCCAGGTGAAGTTGAACTAAAGGTGATTAAGGAAATGTTTGAAGCAAGTGTGGACGGCCAAGCATATGATCCAGAGCGTTGGAGTCAATATTTCAAGCCCAGCGGCTTTCAAACAAAAGGCGGTGACGATACAGAAAATACTTCGACATCTACACCTGCTGCCAAAACAGCTCCTGCTCCTGTTCAATCTGCTGCACCAATTGATGCCGATGAGGAAGATGACGCACCAGTGGCAACTGCACCTGTGCAAGCCTCTGCTGCCAAACCATCAAGTCAACGAGCTGAGGATATCTTGGCTATGATTAGGAACCGTAGCAAGCAATAAGGTAAAAATGTTATCACAACTTGATAACATCATTTTTCCAGATCGTTGTGATGTGCTTGAAATAGTGCCATCACAACGATATGTCTATCCTATATACAAAAACGGAAGTAGCAGTTTATATAGTTCAGGATTCAGACTCGTGAATAATGATGAGTTAAAGCATATACCTGTAATCGATATCTATGTTCGTAATCCGTACGATCGTTTTGTTACTGGTGTAAATACCTTCTTAAAACATAATTCCAAATTAGATAGAGAAACTGCATTACACTTTGTAACTAATTATCTGTTTTTGAATAGACATTTTTGCCCGCAGTTTTATTGGTTAGTTAACCTACAACGATATACTGATGCAAAGATTAAAATTAATCCAATTGAGTCTTTGGCAGAAGTAACATCACTAAAATATAATGTCACCGAAGATTCTAAGTTAGATGAAATTCTTAGTACAGACAAATTACATTTTTATTTGTCAATTGATAAAGTTTTGACAGAAGATTTATTAGGAAAAACTGTGCCATTCAACTTGATCCTTAATACCATAAAACATAGATATGCTGAAATTTATAATGAAATAATTCAACGGAGTATTGACGTATGCAATGTCCTCGCTTAGATCATTTTGTAAGATTCAATTCAAATGGTACAGTTAGTAGATGTGGACATATGACCAATGCTCCGCAGTTTGATACCTTACGTGAAATGGAAGACAGCTCATGGTTACTTGGTGTAAAGGCCGAATTAGAATACGGAAATTGGCCAAAAGAATGTGTGCGTTGTCAAGAAACTGAAAATATTAACAATACCAGTATAAGGCTCAATGCAATTAAATTGGATCAAATACAAACAAAGTCAGATTATTTAATAGTAGGTGGGATTCTTGATAATACTTGTAACAGTGGTTGTTTTACATGTGATGAGACATATAGCACCAAGATTGGTAGTTTAAAATCTCGTGTATATCCTATAATAAACAATTCTAATAAATTCTGGAACTTACCCTTAGACCGAATAGTTCATTTAGACATCAACGGTGGCGAACCAAGTGCAAGTAAAAATTACAAAGAAATATTACAAAATCCTCCGTCAAATGTAAAATCAATTAGAATTAACACAAACGGATCAATTGTTATTGATGAAATAAAACAGCTTATTGACAAAGGAATAAAGGTTACTGTGACAGTTAGTCTTGATGGTATCGAAGAGGTACATGATTTTGTACGTTGGCCCATTAAATGGGATAAGTTTTATTTAAACCTAATGCATTATAAGGCAATCGATAAATTAGAATTGAATACATGGACAACTGTGAGTGCATTAAATATTGGTAATTTTTTAAAAATTAAAAAGTTTGTAACAAAATATCAAATTAATCATTCTTATGCATTTTTAC